TCGCGGTTCTCCTTCGGCGACAGGCCGTTCAGCCAGGCTTTTCGCGCATGCACGATCAGGACATCCGCGCCGGCGGCGCTCACTCCGCGCGCTAGTGTATCGAGCGAAGCTTCCGGGTCCTGATCGTCGATGCCGATCCGGCACTTCACGGTGACAGGAATCATCACCGCACGCTTCATGGCGGCGACGCCGGCTGCGACAAGCTCCGGCTCCGCCATCAGGCAGGCGCCGAAGCGGCCGTCCTTCACGCGATCCGACGGGCAGCCGACATTGAGGTTGATCTCGTCATAGCCAAAATCCTCGCCGATCTTCGCGGACGTCGCGAGATCGGCCGGATCGGAGCCGCCGAGCTGCAGCGCGACCGGGTGCTCGCCAGGATCGAAGCCGAGCAACCGCGCGCGATCGCCATGAATGATGGCACCGGTCGTCAGCATCTCCGTGTAAAGCCGCGCACGCCGCGTGAGCAGACGATGGAATACCCGGCAATGCCGGTCGGTCCAGTCCATCATAGGTGCGACACAGAAACGGAAGTCCTTGAAATCACTCATGTTCTAATCTTATCAGTCACTTAAGGAGCTGCCTAGATCGCCTGATTTGCCTCGAATTGTTGCCTTTTGCCTCCTTTTTGGGGCATGTTTACGACAAGGTCGTAACCAAACAGGGCAAGTCGTAACCATGGCAACGGTAGTAGCACGAAAACGAGCTGACGGCACGCAGGCTTTCTCCTGCCAAATCTCCATCATGAAGGACGGTGCTATCGTCCATCGGGAATCCCGCACCTTCAATGATCGGGTCATGGCCAAGACCTGGGGAGAGAGGCGAGAGACCGCATTGTCCAAGCCGGGCGGACTTGAAGCCGCCAAGGTCGGTAAGGAGCTGCTCTCCGACGCCATCGACAGGTACATCGAGACAAGCAGAAAGGTGATCGGCCGCACCAAGGCACAGGTGCTGGAGTCGATTAAGGAGATGGACCTTGCCAAGAGGCGATGCTCTGAGATCGGCAGCGTCGAGATCATTGAGCTTGCCAATGAGCTGCTCGATGGCGGCCGCCAGCCGGCCACGGTCGGGAACTATCTCTCCCATCTTCAGGCCGTGTTCGCTGTCGCAAAGCCAGCATGGGGCTTCGAGCTCGATCCCGATGCGATGAAGGGTGCCCACGCCGTTTGCCGGCGCATGGGCATCACCAGCAAGTCGAAGCAGCGCGACCGTCGCCCGACGCTGGAAGAACTCGACAAGCTGATGACGCACTTCGGCGTCGTCGAGAAGCGCCGGACCGGCAACATCCCCATGCAGAAGATCGTTGCCTTCGCGATCTTCTCCACGAGACGACAGGACGAGATCACCCGAATCGCCTGGAAGGATCTTGAGCCGGGACGTGTCCTTGTCAGGGACATGAAGCATCCCGGCGACAAGATCGGCAACGATACGTGGTGCGATCTGGTCCCGGAGGCAGAGCGCATCATCAGCGTGATGAATAAGACCTCGCCGGAGATATTCCCCTACTCGACGGACGCCATCTCTGCGGCCTTCACGCGGGCCTGTACGCTGCTCGAAATCAGCGACCTACACTTTCATGATCTGCGCCACGATGGCGTCTCACGGCTCTTTGAAATAGGCTGGAACATCCCTCACGTCGCGGCGGTGTCCGGCCATCGATCATGGCAGTCGCTCAAACGCTACACGCATCTTCGCCATACCGGCGACAAGTACGCCGGATGGAAATGGCTCGATAGGATCACTGCCTGAAAAGACGAAGCCCCGCCGAAGCGGGGCTTTTCTGTTGTAGGCGACGCCGCTACGGCTACACCTCATCTTTGGATCAGCGCGAAGAACATCCGGGCGACCATGGTCCCCCAAATTGATCTGGCGATGTATCGGGGCGTCACCTTCCGTCCCATGATAGCGTGCCGTGCGATGTTGCCGGCAAGCCGGCGGGTGTTGATGATACGCATCGTCACCTCCCTCAACCGATCCGGGCGAGATCGTCGGCCAGGATCGCCTCGATGACCTCCATCGCCTCCCGGCTGAAGCAGGCCCTCTCGATGACCATCTGCTTGCCGATCAGGCCGATCTTGGTATGGGCGGGCCGGGCCGCGATCCTGAGTTCGAGGCTGCACATTTCAGAAACAAGATCGGCGGACGGCTCCTCGTCACGTCCGCATTTTTCGTACAGCTCGTTATGCCGGCTGATCATCTGATACAGATCATGATCGGCGATCTCTGCAACGATGCTTGGTGAAAGTGTGGTAGGATTAGGATGGGTCATGTCGACAGCTCCTTTGTCGGTGTGATCAAGGGCGGTCGGGTGTTGACGCATCCGGCCGCCCGCTTCCTTTTGCGACTCGGACTTGGTCTCCGTCAACACCACGTCCCCAACTCTCGGAAAAGTGTCCGCACCAGAACGGTTCGCTATCCTACACCTGCTTGGTGCGGTCACTGCCTTGCGCATGCGGGCACCCGAACGAAACGTTTCCCGTGCTTGTCGAGCAGATGCGCGATCTCTTGCGGGTCGGTGACCGTGTCACCCCTCTTGTAGGGGCCGACGGGATGGATGCAGCGAAGGTGGATGATGCGTCTGAGGCCAACTTCCTCGCAAGTGGCTACGTTGCGTTCTGCAACTTTGCTGTTGTCGGTCATCTGAGATCAACCCCATAGTGCCACGATGCTGGTCGCCGTGGTGCCGGTATCAAGAATGCGCCGAACCTGGATGTCGAGCCTACCCACGGGCACCGCCTTGAACGTTACCGTTGCGCCATCAAGGTCCTGGGGAAAGATCACGGTCAGATCGCCGGACACACCGACATAGATCGCGGAGGTGACGCGAGCGAGGTCAGCGGTGTCGCTCGGCACCACCGGGGCGGCACGACGTGCGGCCGTGAGTGGCACCATGTTGAGGGAGACGAACGGGTCTATGGCAGTTTTGGTCATTTTTGTTTTTCTTCTTTTTTGGAGGGATGAATCGTCCTGGTGAGTAGGATCACGCTGCGATACCTCCTAACCGTCGAGACTGCGGTCAATCGCCATCACGCGGTTCCTACGCCGTGACCTTCGAGGCGATGCTTCTCGCCCATCACGGCCCGGATAAACCAATCGGCGAGATTCTCCGCAGACTCGGCGCCAATGTTCCGAGCGATGTCGTTCGTGAGTGCGGCACGCATCCTTTCCAGTTCGGCCATCACCTTGTCGTCGTTCTCATGGGCGAAACAGAAGGCCATGGTGCTGGCGGTGTCGACGACGCGACGGATGAACTCCTCCGCGCCGATGGCATCCTTGAGCTTGATCTTCATCGTTCGTCGTCATCGTTTGTGAGCAGCGGCTCGACGGCGTTTTTGCCGGCTTCGTAGATGCCGTGCGCGAGGTGTAGTAGCTCCTGAATCTCGCCGAAGCCCTGACCTGCAATCCTCGCAGCGGTTGCACGTCCTGCCATCTTCGCGATCTCCGGTCCCATCTTCTTCGCGCTGGTTGAGAGAAACGGACGCGGCGGCATCTTTGATGTCCCCAACTCCTGATACACGGCGATGTCGAGATTGCTGCCGACGTTACCCTCATGGTCGGAGATCACCTGGTACTCGATGCTGTCGCGCAAATCGCCGGTGCGGAGCAACGGCTCATTTGCAGGGAAGCCCTTCTTCTCGCGATTGCGCTGGGTGGACTCAGCAAGCTGCGGCCAAGTCGGTTTGGCGTCATAAGAGCCGATGACGCGCCTCGCTTCGAACCGAATCATTTTGCATCCGGCTTCGATGATCTCACGGTTGGTTGCATCGAGGGCGCCGAGCCGTTCAAGCTCGGCGGCGAACTCCACGAGACTAAGGATGCGAGTCATTGTCGCTCAACTCACTCGAAAAGATTGTGGTGTCTGCGATTTTTTTGGGGAGTACATCCGTCCCTCATCGCAGACACAGGAATGCAGTGGCCGGGGGATCACTGCATTCGATTGAAAGAGTTTGGCGACCAGCGTCCTTTGCACGCTGGCCGCCGCACCGCGCGCGTACCCCACGAGGATCAACACGCACGGATGTAGGATTGGTGTGGCGGACAGCGCGAAAGGAGAATAACTCACCGTCCGCCACGGCGTGCAGGAGGGCTGAAGGCTCCTGCCGCGATTGGTGATCAGACCGCGTTACCTGTCGCTGGGTTGCGCCACGACTGACCATCAAAGACGACGACATAGCCAAGCGTTGAGTCGAAGAACTTGACGCCTTCGATCGCGCGATAGAGCCCGGCCTGACCAACCGGCCGCGTGCTGGTCGGACCTGAGAGGCCTACATCAATCCAGCCGTTAGCGGTGAGACCGGCGGCGTCGAAGTCCGGCACGTCGAGCGCTTGTCCCGGTTGGCCGGTATAGGTCCGGCCATTAACGGTGCGGGTCTGATAGGCGATGTTCGTGGGTGGGAGCATGCGGTGCGTGGGCATCTTATTCTTCTCAAATCTTGTGATTTTTAGGCGTTCGGGTTCGCTCGATCCCACTCGGTGCCGTACTTGCTCTGAAGCAGGCCGACGAACTGGAATCGTGTTACGCCATCGATGTAGAAGCGGCCATCAGCACCGCGCTGTACCGGCACGGTGAGCATGGAATTGAATGCCATGTGCGAGATGATCGGCTCTCCGGCCTCGTTGGTTGGGACGTTTAGGCGCATGTCAGAAGAACCTCTTGTTAGGACGGACACGATCATGGTTGGCCTGATCAGCCTTGACCAACTCCTCCGTGGTGAAGGGCGATGATCCGGCCTTCGCCAAGCGGGCTTCTTCCGTTTCGATCTCAAGTTGCTTGCGGGCTTGCGGGATGTACTTTTCCCATAGCACCGGCCAGCCATCGGCCTTGGCCAAGTCCGTCGCCCGCGCGACGATGTCATCGTTATTAAAGCTCATTGTTGTTATCCCCTTCCTGGGCGTTGGTAGTGGCGTTCTTTCCGACGGGCACGTAGCCGTTCATGGTCTTGCACATCAGCATGTTCGCTGCTGGATTCGGGTCCGGCTCTTCACCGAGGCGCTCGCGGACTTGGTTTAGAGTCAAGACGCCGCTCTCGGCGTAGCGGGTGAGGATCTCCGATTGCGTCGACTGATCGACTTCATCCTCTTCGACGAAGGCGAACTCGATGTCGGGCTCATCAAATTCGCGGACAATGATTTCATTGACGAGATCGCTGACCCACAGCTTCAGCGAGGCCAATCCTTCTTCCTCTGTCGTTTTATCGTGCTGCTCTGCGATGCTGCGATTGTTGAGTGAGATGAAAGCCGATGGTGAGTAAGAGAAGGCGGCGCAAATGATGCGAACAAGCCACTCATCGATTTCCGTCTTGAGCGGAGGTTCTTTGATCGGCACGTAGCTCTTAGATGATCCACCGGCGAGAAACTTCATCTGGCGCCGCTTGCCGAGTTGACCGGCAAAAATGTTATCCCAGTACGCTTGGAATTTCTGGACCTGATCCGGCGTCCAAGACTCTGGCAGCGAATACAAGGCCTGTGGTTCGTTGGCCTCGTTGAAATACGATGCTTGACTCGCTGCACGTCGCAACGCCATCGAGACGGTGCGCATGACCTGCTCGACGGGCGAATATCCGAAGACCTTGCCAGGCCTACGATTGCGCGGGCGCTGGATCAAGCTCAATGCCGAGTAGTTGCGCGCCGGCAGGCCATGAAGGATCTGTTGCCATACCGGCGGAAACATTTCGTATCCACGGATTTCAAAACCTTGCTGTTCAAAGTTCTCCGGCGAGACCGTCTGTCCCAGCCACTCGAATGTGCCTCCGAAGTACGCAAACGGCTTCGGTTGGACGCCGAAATCGTCGATGATTGGTTTCAATGTTGAACCGTCGATGATCCGCAGCTCACGCGGATATCCCGGAGGCGGTCCGGCGAGGTGTGACAGACCATCATCCCGGTATCGCTCGACGAAGAAGCTGGGCGCATCGATGACGAGCAAGTCCTCGATTAGTTCACGAATCCACGTCCGAAATGTCTTGCCGCGTTCCGGCTCCAGGAAGAACTTGCGCAATTCCCTGATCTTCGCTGCACTTGCTGGTGCAGACTTGTGGGCCGAGCGGATAGTCCACGGCAGGCGCGCGATCTGATCTTTCCGTTTCTCAATGACGATGCGCAAGACATCGCAGTTTTCAGCGAGAGCCCGAAGGGTATGAAATCCGACTTCTTCGTAGGCGCGCGGGACCGTGTTGAGGTTGAAGCCTGTCGGATAGTCCCATGCCCTCCCTGCGATTTCGGGAGGGGCAATGGGAGCCATCGGCTGGCGAGGACCGAACCAGTCGGCGCCTTGTCCTGCACCAAAGCCGTCGTAGTTGACCTGGAGGCTCGCTGGCGTCAGCACGGTCATCGACCTGCCGTCACCGCGTGGTGTCGTGATCTTTTCGAGTCCGTCGCTTTCCGCGATCTTCGTTATGATGTCAGTCACCTGGAGAATCCTTGTTGGTACTCGAACTCGATGTGCCGAGCCAAGCGGCTGTCGAGATCGCTCAATCGTGACAAGCGCCGCGATTGTTTGTTGTACGCAAGCACAGCGCGCCGCGTGTAACCGAACGTCTCCCGAAGATGACGAAGCAGCGCATCATCATCAGCTTCGATCTGTTCACGCTCACGATCGAAAGCACGGCGGTCTTGATAGGCGATCGTGACACCATGCTTGCAGTCGATTGAAACGAGAACTGTCATCGCAAAATCCCAAGGTCCCGCAGGGCATCGTTGACGAAGCCACCGCGATCGAACAGGTGGCGCGGTTCGTAATGCGAGTTTGCAGCGACCCAGTCGCTCCAGGAGATCGACGGCGCATCCAGCGGCTTGCTGGCGTACAACTGCTGCGCCAATTCTCGGTTGCAGGCAGTCCAGGCCGTTGAGTTGGCGGTGCCAGAGGTGAGCAAGGCTGTTGCATCTTCGCGACTAACCCAGACGACGCGATCACCGTTCTCGACCGTCACCGGATGGCTGAAGCCCGATGCCGAGATCAGCGAAGTGATGTCGAGCTTTTGCGGCACCGTGACACGAACCGCGTCCTTGATCAGAATCTGTTGGTCGCCGGTTTGCATCCGGGCATAGCGTTCGGTGGTCTGCGCAGTCGCGGTCTTGGTCGCGGCCTCGCTCATCCGCTGATAGTGGATCAGGATGCTCGGCACCGGATTGGTCGTCGACAACAATGAAATGACGCCAGCCACCACATTGGCGCCGTCTTCGTGAGAACGAGCATCGATCTTGTCATGCCCGGTCGATCCAGGTCGCCGCTCGAGCGCGGCGAACTCATCGATGATGAAGGGTAGATCGAGGAGACGAACGCGATGGCTCGTCAGCATTGGTAGCGCTGCCAGGTAGCATCCGGACTTGTCCAG